TTTCATCATGGTATGGGCTTTGAAACAAACCATAAAACACATACCCAATTGTTTTGTCATCTTCTTTTGCTATCACAACACGCAACTTGCCAAGATACTCTTTGTTGAAGATTGGTTTTTTGTTCTTAAAATATTCCCAATGCTCCAACGAAATTTCGTCAAAGTTTTCAATGTCATCCAATGTTCCATCAATGACTTGTGTGACTTCTTCTGTAATCATGGTTACTCGTACATGATGTTGATGGAGCCAGCGTCAAAGGTATCTGTGCCGTTTACAGTAGTAATGCGAACTCTATCTAATACACCGCCAAGAGCAATAGAACCACCACCCCAATAAACATAATTATTTACATTGTCACCCATAGTGTGAGAAGAAACCCATGTGTTTCCAGTCAATAAACTAATAATCATTATTCCTGAACGAGAATAACCAGCACCGCTATTACCGCCAATTAAAAAACCAGCAGAATTTACTGCGCCAGCAGGGGAAGAAGCGCTTGGGCCAACAAAACTGCTACCTATATAGCCACTGGTAGTAAAACTGCCTGAACCTAATTGAATTTGTGGGATACTTGTACCGTTAGTAGAAACACCACTAAACATTATAGTAACCCGCTTCACCCAAGACGGGATACTTGTAAAGTCTATGCTTGTGCCGCTGGTAGATGCCTGAGCAGTTTCACTCGTAAGAACACCAACCCCTGTTGGAGTTCCACCAATTACAGGGCTGGTTAGAGTTTTGTTTGTAAATGTTTCTGTTCCTGCAAGTGTCGCCAGAGTTCCAGTTGTAGGCAAAGTGACGTTTGTTGCCCCCGTCAAAGTCCTGGTGTAAGCAAAGTTTCCAGAACCCGTGACAGTCATTGCGGCATTATTTGCAACCCCTGTACCACCTTGATCTGCGCCCAAAGTGCCCGTAGACACCAAACCCTTAGATGCGTCTGTGAATACAGGCTTAGATGCTGTCAGACTAGAGAGAATTGGTTGGGAAGTTAATGTGGTAACAGCCAATGTAGGAATTGTTACTGTACCCGTAAAGGTAGGAGATGCAGTGTCTGCCTTAGTTGCAACAGCAGTTGCAATGTTTGCAAACTCAGTGTTGATCTCAGTGCCCTTAACAATCTTTAAAGGATTGCCAGACGCAAGTGCATCCTTGGTTGCAAAATTCGTTGTTTGTGTATAGTTTGACAAGATTATTCTCCCTGTTGCATATATGATACTAACATTTCCAATTCTTGTAATGACGCATAACCTTTTATGCGATTTGCTTTCCAAGAAATAATTTGGATATTTTCTTTTGTATATCCTTTTTTTGAATTTATTCTATCAATACTGGGACTACTCTCTCTAAATCCTGCATTATTAAATTCTAGTTTCATGCCAAAAATAGGACAACATCCGTCTTTAGGATAAACAGCCTTTATATCTTCAATACCAATTGAATGTTCACGATTTTTGTTTTTTGCTCGTTGCTTTGAAGCATTTATCAACATTTGCAAACGATATTCAAAATTTTTGCGTTTATTGGATTGATATTGTCTTGAATATTCTAAGTTTTCTTTTCTGTTTTTTATTCTTCTTTTAACTTGATAAACAAGATCACAACTTCTGCATTTATACTGTAAGCCATCTGGTGTTGCTTTATTTTTTGTAAATTCTGAAAACAGTTTTTCTTCTTTGCAACTATTGCAAATTTTTAAATTTTTGACAATATTTAATATTGCACTCATTTTTTCCCCTATGCGACCTTGCCATTTTTGGCTTGAAGTTCAATCTTTTGAATGGATAACTGACTGCTGTTTATATCCATTTCAACGCCTATTTGAACAATCTTTCCCTTGCTTGTTGCAGTTGTTTCTACAGTTGTTAGTGCAACTCCAGAAGTGTAATAGGCTATTGTTGTGGCATTTGCACCATACTCAGCAATGCCATATTCGGCAGTTGTTTGGGTTGGTATGTTTACTTGTGCAGAGTAATAATTTCCTGTGAAATCATATCCCCACTTTAATGTCACCAACTGATTAGAGCCGCCAACAATAATGACCTTTATCTTCTTCAAGATAGAAGTGACATTCACATCACCCAGGTCAGAATTGTTTGTGTAGTACGCCATCCTATAGCTTGACGCATCATCTAAATACGTACTGTATTTTCCAATATACCCATTTTTACCAAGCAACAAATCACCATTGCGCCTTGAACAAAAAGACGTTGGCTCAATACTGTCCCAAATGGTTGCCCTTGATGAACCATTTTGCATGATTCCCTTTGTATCAAACGCATAGACAAATTTTGATGATGGAAGATTTAACAAATACAGTGCATTCGTTTCGGAATAAATGGCCTTGATATTTGATACATCTTCACCAGAAACAGCACTCATCAAATCATTACGCACATTCTTAGACAAGTCACGTTCAGGAGATGACTTCTCTTGAATAGTCCTCATTAATGATCTAACACCACTGTTTGACAGAAAGATAACGTCTGTGCTGGTTGTTTGGACGCTATCCCTGGCAATGCAACCAATACCCTCAACAGTATCGCTAAGAGTCATGGTTGATGGTGAGGTAGCACCAGAATAGATCAATATTTGACGCTTGCCAAAGATAAACAAGAATCCATTGTGAGCTGCTAGGCCAGTAATCTCATCAGCACCATTTACCCACACATTGTTCACATTCAATGAGCCAGCAGTACCCGTAGACCATACATGGCCTGAGATCAAATCAGAGAAGAAGACAGTTGCATTGTTGGTTGTGGTGTTTGCTGCCCACAATCTACCAAAAGCAGATATAACAATGTTTGCGTTGGGCACAGTGCCAACATACCCCGTCTTCTCAGATACCCGTCTAAATGTCGTTGTTGAAACAGCAGGGTCAAATATCAGAGGGTCATGCCCCGACTGAAAAAAGTATGTAATGCTGTTTAGAGATGCAGTTTGCCAAGCATTAGCGGTAATGGTTGGTGCAGTTCCCCCACCACCATAAGTGAGTTCAGAAACGGCATTGACGCTATCAAGTTTAAACAACTTCAAGTTGCCAGCAAACACAACAGTCAAAGTACCATCTGCTTGCACCAACTCATTGATGACAGTCACATCATTTGCGCCCAAAGCACCACTTGATGAATTTACCTTGGCGTATCCCTTGCGTGAGCCAATGCGACCATACTGGTCAATGATTGCATTTTGAGCAACTAAGGCAAATCCAAGTGACAAATCAAGAGGCGATTCTTGGGTGTTCAACCCTTGAAAGCCTGGGGCCGTCAGAGAATAAGTCTGGAGTGCTTGGCTCATATTGGCACAAACTCTTGGTTCTCAGGATAGCGAGTTCCTTCCAAAGCAATGTAATCAGCTAACATTCCTTTGTACAACTGATATGCCTCAGATGAAGACAGACCACCATCTTCACCACGCTCCACCAATGCTCTTGCATACGCATTCTGAGCAACCAGAGTGTCAGCAACAAGAACAACTGTTGCATCTGATGACAATGTGGCTTGTGGCACTGTCAAAGCAAACTTAATTGTGTATACGCCATCAGGTATTGGATAGAGATTTACTTTGGTGTCGTAGCTTCCATTAACACCATCAAAAGCAAATTCAGTGGGAATTGAATTGACAAGTGGGGTGAAGTTTAGCTTGCGGTTCATGTCCACAAAACTGATGTTTTTAAGACCAACATTACTTGTGGTATTAATCACATCCATCACTTGAAACTTCTGACCAGAACCAGTCAAAGCATAGGAGGCGGTAGATGATGCGGTGGTGACTGTAATGGTTTGGCCCAAAACATTCCACGAAAACGCATCTTCAATCTGACGTTTGGCATCATTAACAAACTTGCCAATCAGGCTTGAATAAGTTGTTTCGGAAACAGTTGAGACTGATGTTTCACGCAACCGAATCAATACATCGTTAACCAGCTCTAAATAAGTCATCTGCTTCAGCCTTTGCTTTGTTCCTGTCGGATATAGCTTTAGCTTTTGCCTTTGCGTCAGCTTTTGAGGATGCGCCCCATGCTTTCAGCGAAAGAAGCAGTCTTGTTGGTTCACCTTTCTTGTCGTACTCAGGGCCAGAATTGTTGCCCATACGAGCCAAGAAACTTGCTCTTCTACCAGAATCACCTGATTTTAACGGAGATTTTAAGTCTAGACCTTCAGTTTTTTTATAAAACTCTCGACCAGCTTTATTAAGACCGCCTTTAGGATTTTGGTATTTTTTTAAGACCATTTCGATCTCTCCTTTAAGTTTACACCAGAACTTAGTGGAGTCGCAATAGCAAAGTCAAAATCTAACCCAGTTCTAATTCGCCTCATTAAAGTGCTTGGTTTAAGATTGACCATTTTTGCAATCTCACTCATTGATCTGTACGACCCATCATAAAAATACTTACTATTATTAGGGTCAAGTTTTTCATGCTCAAAAGGACTTCCATAAAGTTTATTTGCTTTCCAAAGTCTTTTGTATGGGATATTTAGCTTTCTTGATATTTCAGAAATAGTTAAATTTTCTCCATTTAATAAATATCTTTTTGTATTGCGTCTATTGTTTGCTTGTTCTAAATTAGTAGCCCATTTAACATTTTCTGGGCAATATCCTTTATTTACATCTATTCTATCTAATGAGTATTCTTTAGACGGTTTTAATCCAACATCTTTAATGAATTTATAAAAACCAGATTCACTATGCCATTGTTGACAAACATCTATACCCCGACCCCCATAATTTTTATAATCAGGTGATTTTGTTGCATAACAACGATAAAAAAGATGTTTCCAAGTGCCGTATGAAAGAATTAATTTTTCAACAGTTTCTTCGTCTAGGCACTCTTTAATCTTCATCTACTTCACCTTTTTAACCTTTTTTGCAGTCTTTGCAGCTTGTTTAAAGTCAGCAGCAGTAGGCGCGGCTTTAGACCCAACCTTGTTCATCTTTTCGCCAGAACCAGCTTTGATACGGGCTTGTTTGGCATTAATGTTGGCATAAAGTCCAGGCTTCATTTCATCTTCTTCTTAGGTTTAGACATACCAGCTTCAGACAAGGCAATGGCAACTGCTTGGCGAGGATTCTTTACAACCTTCCCACCCTTGCCTGAATGCAAAGTACCTTCCTTATATTCACGCATTACTTTGCTAATCTTCTTTTGTGCCTTGGTTTTCATACCAATTCCGTCACAGAAACAGTTGAAGTGGTAATTCCCGCATCCTTGATGAACGCAATCTTTTGTCCAGGGGTTACTCGCACAATTTCAACGCAATTGTTTGGAATCATGGCTGATGTTGTAATGCTTGCAGTTGGATTAGTGCCAATAGCATAGTGGGAATGACCCTGGCTACAAGCAATGCGAATCATAGTAGTGGTAGCACCAAAAGCAGTCATTTGAACGCTACTGCTGGTTACTGTTGCCACTTGTGTTGTGCCATTACTGGCTACTCCATAAGCGACTTGGTTGGGGTCAAGTTGGAATGTAGACATTATTTACCTCTTGAAGACTTCTTCATCATGTTGGTAGCAGTACGACCACCACGCATAGGCAAGCCTTTTGGTTTACCAATCGCAACCATAATGGTCACAGGAACACCCTTTTTCTTGCCGTACTCTTTGGCTTCTTTCTCGCCTTTTTCAGAGTAGGGAAACTTCTTTTTTCCAACCATGGGCATAGCGTTCTCCTTTATTTCCAGACACGATCAGCAACAAAGGTAATCACACCGCCCATGAATGAAGCGATAGTCATACCCATCCAAAATCCACCTTTGCCTTTATTGGCAAGTTCCAACAAAGCCTTCACATCTTTGCTTAAAGAGTGAACTTCTGTCTGGAGAGCCTCAACTTGAGCCTCCAGCCTTCCAAAATCTCTAGCGTCTATATCAGACATTTGCAACTTTCCTTGGGCGACCCATGCGCCGTACAACTGGCGGCATGAAGGGAGTATCTGTTCTCACTTCATCAGGAATGTCAGACACTTCTTGTTCGTCAATCCTCACATAACCCTGATGACCCTTCATTGAGTCAATGTCATGTTGTAAGGTAAAACTTACTGTGTTACCAGACTGAAGACAGCGGAAAGTTGCCATTGAAACCCTTAAATAAGAAAGGGGGGACTAGCCCCCCCTATCCTCACACCATACGAACAATAATTATGTCCATAGTGGCTGATGCCAAGTCCGCAGTTGAACCTGATTCGTTTTGGATGCGAAACTTGACGGTGTTGGCAGCACTGACATAGCCAGTAACAGTCAAACCAACCAAATCCACAGCCAAAGATGCACAAAGAACCATGTCACCCAAGGCGACACCAGGAACTGTTACATCATCTGTTTCGCCAGCACCATCAACTAATGAGCCAGCATTCAAAGTAC